CATACTCTATTTCTTTTTAGTCATCAAAGCCCAAGTCACCTTAGCAGGATACATTGCCTCAAGTTCCTGCTCGGTAATCTTGTCTTCATAGTACGCAGCCATTAGCGCATCTTCATCAACGACACGCACAGTTTTGTAAACAACATCTTCGAGTTGCTTGGTGGCGATAATCTCGTCTGCCTTTAGTTCGTCAATCTTGCGAGTAGTGCGGCGTTGCTTTTCTAGGCGAACGACTTCATCGATTGGCTCGTCCAACTCAAGTTGAATGTTGCCCTTGTCGTCCTCATAGCCATCGGTGTCCAACTGTGCGAACAACTTCTCACGCAGTTCTTTCTGGCGAGTCTCAAGTAGTTCTAACGAGTTCTTTACACGAATGTATTCACGAACCTGAGCAGTCAGGCTGTCTGGGTTCTCAAATCGAGAACCATCTTCTGGAATGACGTTTGCCACTTCCATCCTTCTTTCTATATCAGTTTGTTTGATAGGAAATTTATCAGACTTCCTACCGTGAGGTCAACCCCACCTTGTGAGTTTATACCCGAACCATCCAAAATAGCACCAGCCACATTGCTTTTTTGTTTCAGCGTGTCGTACTGCCTTTGTTCGATAGAGCCTAGCACAAGAATGTCTTGGATGGTAATAGTTTGCCAAGTGCTAGACGTGCGGTTGATGCGACCGTTCCTCTGAACAGCCAGACCAGCAGACCAAGGCTGGTCGTAGTTCACTAGGAGGTTGGCTTGAGGTAAATCAACACCATAACCACCAGCATCAGAACTAACAAGAACTCTGGTAGCGGATTGTGATTGAAAGGTAACTTTTGCTTCTTCTTTTTGTTTGGCACTCATCTCTCCTGTGTAAGGCACGGCATCAAAACCAATTGCTTTCAGACGTTCTACTATAGCGTGAACCGAGGTCAAATACGAAGAAAAGACTACCGCTTTATAGGACGGGTCAATGTTCAGGTGGTCTGCCAGATAGGTAATCAGGGTGTCTAACTTAGGTGTCTTGTTCAGTGTGGGCAGGATGTGGTCAACGCCTTCTACGGTGTAGAGCGACGAGATGTAGGCACTGCCTGTGCCTGTCTGTTTGTCAAAGTTGTTAGCACTTACCTCAAAGATTTTAGGGTTAGAGCAGAACATACGAAGGGCTGAGATGCGAGACATAATCTGACCACGCATTGCGTTGGCTGGGTCGTTGGCATCAAACGTTTGACCGTAATGGGCAGCCACGTTGAAGTTAGAACCAAACATCTCACGTGCCTCAATTAGCAGGAGTTGTAGGTCGCCAGCGATGTAGTTATAAACTCGTTGCGATTTGGAGTCTAACTTGACCAAGATTGGCTCACGGTAAATAGCATCTGGCAGGTATGGCTTTACGTCATCATCCTTCTGGGATTTTCGGACCGATGATTGCTGAAGAACTTTGTGAAGAGTTGGCAGGTTGCGATACCGCTGAACACCGCCGAACTGATTGCGCACGATGAACGTCTTGTCGAAGAAGTCAAAGCGACCAAGTATCGAAGAATCCACAAACTGCATAATGGAAAAAATTTCTTCGGGCTTGCCGTTCTCGATAGGTGTCCCCGTGAGCGCAAAACGGACAGGTATTGATTTGGCTAATTCTTTTACTCGTTTGGCTCTCTTGGCTCTGAACCCTTTGATGGCTGTCGCCTCGTCACAGATGATGGCGTCAAACTTAAACTTCTTGATAACGTCCCAGTCATTGACAACTTGCTCATAATTCATAACAATATAGTTATGGTTCTTTGCTTGTGCGTATTGGTCTGTACGTTGCTTTGGTGTGCCATCTACTACTAAAACAGTAGAGTCACTAAACTTTTTGATTTCCTTTTCCCACTGATATTTCAGCGAGGCTAGGCAGAGCACTAAAACGGTGTTTGATACGTCGTTGGTGTTTCGCAGTTCTTCGATGGCGGCGATAGTCATTGGGGTCTTTCCCAACCCCATCTCATAAGCGACGAGGACTTTTTTGACGTCAACCATCTTGGCGACGGCTTCAGTTTGATAGGGCTTGAGAGTCCCAATGAACATAAGCCGATTCTCCGTAAATCGATGATTTTGCGTTTTCCAGACCCCAAGTGATTTCCTCAACGGTCATCTCGCCAGGGTCTTTCTTAGTTGTCTGTGAGTAGTTAAAAAAGAACAGGTCTAGACCATACTTCTTTCCCCATACAAGCATATCTTTATTGGCTTTATATCCTGCCTTATCGTTGTCAAATGCGGCAATAACTACATCAACTGACCGTAACAGTTTGATTTGCTTGTCTGAGATTGACGAGCCGCAAATGGCGACAGGAGTCTCGAATCCTGCCGAACTTAGTCGTGCGCAGTCTAAGGGTGACTCAACCACAATGGCAGTCTTGCCTTTTAGTCGTTGGATACCAAACAACGTAGTCGATTTCTGTAGCCCAGCAGGACGGTTGTAGAACGTCCTGTCGATAGTCCCTTTTTCTTGCCAGCCCAGCAACCTGCCGTCATCGGCATCTCTCAATGGAAGAATCCACGAACTGGTCTTTTCATCCCAGAGAATCTGGTATTGTTCCGCAATCTCTGGAATAATGTGTCGAGCCGCTAGTTCTGCTAGTGGTGGTTCGACAAATACCGCTAGACGAGCATTGGACATTGGGATTGGTTTTGGGGCAGGTTCGATGTAGGCAGGCAGGCTTTGTAGCATCTCCTGAAGTTTCTCTACCGATACCTCTGCGACTGATGATAGACAAACCCGTGCGGCGTTGTAGTCATACTCAGGCTTGTTGCTCCAAGCAGATGTTTTGTAGAGACCCCTTACGTCGCAAACAAGTTGCAGCAGGTTGCCCTTATATCCGCAAGAAAAACAGATGTGAGCGCCAGTCTCAGAGTTAATCCACCAAGACGGAAATCGGTCTGGTTTTCCAGTCCGCTTTTCGTGCATTGGGCATAGTGCGGATACTTCTTCGCCACGGATGTCAAAGTCCATACCAACGCTGGCTAGAACGGTAACAACGTTGAATCTCATGGGGTCGTCTTAGCGTAAGGAGTACAGTACTTACAAGTGGCGGCGTCAGCCTCGTCGTGGAAACAGCCTTGGTCCCAGAGCCAAGTGATGCTGGTTTCTTCTGGACCGCAGTTACGTGACTGAACAATCTTTAGTAGTCGAACTTGGTCGTTACCCTCGATAGGCTCAAGACCCAAGATAACGTCAGAGTCTTGGAAGAACGATGACGAATAACCGATTGAGTCAGCAGTTACTTTTCCGCCACGCATCTTCCACAAGAGAGTCTGGGTGGTGATGATGACAGGAATGTTTAGGCGTTGCGCCATACGCTTGAGCGAGCGTGTGATATTGGTCAGTGCTTGTGGGCTATTGCTTTCACCAGTTACTTGGTCAATCATCAGATATACACCATCGACAAACAAGATACTTGGCTTTAGTTGCTCTGCCTTAGCCAAGAGCGCATCTACGGTCAAACCATTGACAGCATCGACTAGGTGGAACGGGTGTTCGCTTTTCATTGTTGTCAAAAGGTCTTGGTAGCGAATTAGTTCGTCTGGGTCTAGAGTTCCTTGGCGCAAGCGAGCGGTCGAGATGTTGGCTCGCATAGCGTCGTGGCGTAGAGACTGTTCGTTATTGTTCATCTCAAAAGATTGGAACATAGGAACGAACCCTTTTGCGTGGGTGTTGATGGCTACCTTTAAAGCAATCTGCGACTTACCAGTCTTAGGTGGCGCAATAAGAGTAATCAACTGACCGCCCTGTAACCCTGCTGTTGCTTGGTCAATCTTGGCAAAACCAGTAGGAATACCCAACAATACGGAGTTGAGTACGTTCTGGTAGTTGAGCAAACGCTGGTCTGGGTTAGTCGTCAAATCGACGTGAGTGGTTCCCTTGATACCTTGGTCATTGACAATTGCAACTGTCTTTTCCATTTCAACAAGAGCGCCGTTGTGGTCATTGTTTGCTAGTTGCTCAACTACGCTCTCTACACCAGAGCGAGTCAGTGTGCGGCGACGGAACTCCACCATCTGGTCAATCAGATACTCAATGGTGTCCTGAACGTCATACACCTTGAAGTTAGGGAAGTTGTCTTTGACGGTAATTGCCGTAGGGACTTCGCTGTATGCAATGTAGTGGTCAGTTACAAACTTCCACACACGACGGACGTCGTCATCTACAACCCAAGATTCTTTGATGCCACGCTCTAGGACGGGAATCAGGTTGCGGTCACGGATAATTTTGCTTAGTAAGCGATGTTCGTTATCTACTGCCATTTTGTATTCCTTCTACAAGTTGTCTATCTCAATACCCCACGAGCCATAACGTGCTACTCGTTCTCGTAAATCTACTACACCTTTCAAGTTGTTTCGATAAGGCAAGTCAGAGATAAAATCTTCTATGTCGTTATATAACTCTGCGTAGTTAAACGGATTTCCGCCACGCCGTTCAAGCCGTTCCATAAATGAATCAAGGTCAGGCTGTGTCCAGAGTTCGCTCTTAAATGCAGCCAGTTCTACTGAAAGACCGTACTGGTTTGCTATATTCCACAATCTAGACAACGGCAGGCTGTTTGGAACAATACCTGTCCTTTTCATAGACCGATTGAGAAACCCTTTGTTTTCTTCTAGTTCCGATTTAGCAACAACGTCTATGATGACTATGATTCGTGGCGATGACTCATTTGAGAGGTCGCCGTTTTGCACTATAAAACCTCAATAACTGCGTACTTGATAATAAAATCTCTGAATGACTTTGAGTCTTTGGCGGCTTCTCTCACGAGTTCTTCGGTGGCATCTTCTCCAGCGACTGTGATTGAGTAATGCCCGTTGTTCGCATCCGATGCGTTCCTTACAAACCGAACGTGCTTACAACGACCTCCACGCAAGAAGTTGGGGCAGGAACACCGCATTTTCTTGTGGTTATCCACATCTACCTGAACTTCGCATACAAAGTCTTCGGATAGGAACATTTGGATTGTTCGCCAGTCAATCCCCATAGAGGTGCCTTTCATCGTGATTTTCTTAGGTCCTTATTCATGATACGGACACGACTAAAGGCTTCGTAGGCGAAACTACCAACAGATTCGTCTTCGTAAGCCAAACCCCAGTCTTCTCTCATAATGTTACTGGTAACAATGGTCGGAAGACCCTTATCTAGGCGGCTACGGAGCAGTTCGTCAAAAGATTCGTTATCGTGCCGAGTGCCTGATTTCTTGCTCAAATCGTCCAAAACCAGGACACGAACGTTTAGCCAATCCTCCCTAGCACGACCGTGGAGACCGTCCAACTGGCGCTGGAGTTCCCTGCGCTCTTCGTTCTCGCCATCGTAGGTCGAGCGCTTTAGAGCCATAAACTCAGGGTAGGTCATAAACTGGGCGATTTTGAACTGGTAGCCAAAGTCTGACTTGGATACGTGCAGGATTTCACGCATTAGGTTTTCGTCGTCTGGTAGGCGCTTGATAAACTCGGCTAGGGCTACAACGGCGTGAGTTGTCTTGCCCTCTCCAGCAGAGCCGTCGAACAACAGACCGACCCCAGTCATACCCCGACCACCTGGGTTCATAATGATTTTGCCAGCCATTACGTTGTCTAGCCATTCGTCAATCTCGACTGGGAACTTGCCAGTTGAGTCAATGATGGTCTGCTTGTCCCAACCCTGAAACCCGATTGGGATGTGTAGAGTCCGAGTAAGCCAGTGCCGTTTTAGTGGGGATAGTTCGAGCATATTAAGCATTTGTTTCTTCCTTCAGTTTCTTTTCGTATTCTGCCAGCGCCTTGCGACCATACATCGAGTTGTCAAAAGTGCGACCGTCAGAAGCATAAAGATACAGGTCAACTGGCTCGGTGTCAATATCGACATTGGCAAGTTGATTTCTTGTTGGCATACCCAAGTTAGATAGCGCTTTGTCCATATGCGTGGTAAACATACGCAAAAAGTACTTGTAAATCAACTTGGGTTGGTCGAGGCGGTGCTTGGATGGGTCGCCCATAAACATTCGCAGGATTTCCAACTCAATGACTGCGGTAATGCCGAACTTCTTGCGATTAGCCGCTAGAGCGCCACGCAGTTGCCCCGTGTTGAGCAGTCCTGGCAAATACGGGTATTTCTTTGCTAACTGGTACGAGAACTCCACAGCGACATCTGCTGGCGTCCATTCTTCCTCTGGACGGCGACCACGGGTCTTGGGGTCTCGTTTGTCTGTCGACAACTTGTGCTTTACAGCCGCAGGCTTTTCGTCTGCGAATAGACCGACACCGCCAATTTCATCATCGCCAGTGGTGTCTTCGCCTTTAGGTTTCCAACGCTCCACAATAATCTCCTTCTGGTTGGGCATCGTCACGTGACCACTGTGACTATTTAAGTCATATAAGAATACATTAACTCCAGGTTTACTTATATGACTATCACCTGTTGATGCCAAGTTTTCTTGGCATGGATACAAGGTATAAATGTTCCGTGAGAGTTTGCCACCATTTCGTTTTTTACGAAGAGTAGCGACCAAATCCTTCTTTTCTAAAGACCGAATGGCAAGCCTCAATGACTCACGGGTATAGCCTGTGAGTTCTCCGAGTACGACCATACTCGCATCCACTACTCCCTTTTTATTGGCAAGTTGGTGTAATGCGATAAACGTGCGTAACTCCTTGGGGTCAAGCCCAAGTAAAATAGACGGGTCTAGTTCCATTATCTGCGGTATGAATTGTTGGTGACTACGGTCGGACGGTTCACCAAAAATACCACAAAAAGTGCTACACAGGAAGCAGCACAGGAACATACCCATAAAGTCATATTTTGAATCCCAAAAATCCAGCATCCAAGAACTGAAAGTGGCAGGGTTAGGTAACGTTTTATTACCCTGTCTAGCCAGATAATTGGGATTACAGAGGTCAAAAACTCGACCACGTAGGCAACGGCTAAACCAGAAATTATTGTGTCAATAAGGATGTCCATAGCGGCATCCTACTACACAACGCCTACGCTTTCTATGCCAGCATATGTCGAAACTACAAACGGGGTTCCGATTGGTAAAACTGTGGCTAGTTCGTCTGGGACTCTAGCCAACTTTTGGGCTTTGTTGGCATAGTAATAACTGACAGATGCGTGGGCTGTTCCTGCCCAGAAAGCACCGTAAGATGACGGATAACTGCCGTCAAAATAGTCTGTTGCTGCATAACTTGCCTCTAGTTGGCAAGCATCTACCAAGATGGTTTTAGAACCAGTAGTTCCATAAAGTGATGCGGTTAGCACAGTGCTGGCACTAACTAAAGTAGAAGGAACCTGCAACGACACGGTAAATCTAGTCCATCCGACAGATAGTCCGACAGCAACTGCTTTGGAAGCCGTAGTTGTGCCGTCATTTGCCGTTAGAGCCAAAGTCATACTTTGAGTTCCAGAAGTTACTTTTGCGTAAAAAGAGAACGTGTAGAACTGATTTGTTGGATTTCCTGCTGAAGTTGAGTACTTCAAAGTAGGACTAGCAGATGTTGTGGTTGTGCCGTCAGTAGCCAACTGAAGCATCTTTGTGCCATCCAGCACTTGGTTTAGAGTGGTTGATGGCGTAGTTGCAGTAGCGTGGTTGATTGTCCAACCAGTAGTGTTTACCTCAAACGAAGGGTTAGTAACTAGGTTTGTTTTAGTTGGCGCAAAGAATATGTCTACGCATCCTGCTTCGTGGTAATCCGTAATGGACGCCAAAGAAAACTGCATCATATCTAAGTAGTAAGTTGCAGCAGTGCTGAAATAAAACGTTACAGCGGCATATTGAGCATTTGCTGGCGATGTTGTGGTAAATGTTTTTCTTGCCCAAGTAGTGCTGACAGCGGTAGAACTATCGCTGACTACATTGATGAAGTTGCCTTGGTAGTCATACCAGTAAATGCTTGGAGTAATGTAAGGGGTGCCAGATGCGGATTTTACATAATAAGAAAAACTGTATGAGGTGCTTGCTGTTATAGGTATACCCAAAGTTGTTGGGGTAGAAGTACCATTTGCTAAAACTGCCCCAGCGGTAGAAACTACTATTTTTAGGCAATTGCCGTTGTTTACAGCGTTAGGCTCGGACGGTGTAACTGTAGTTGTTTCTAAAGAAATATCCATGTTACCCGTTGGCAACCAACGACCGTAATCGTTGTAAAAACTGCTGTCCTGAATAGTCAAAAACAAGTTTTTATTAGAAGTGATTGTTGGCGCAAAACCCGTTAGATTTTCCATCAAAGCAGAGACACTAGAGGCAGTTCCTTTTCGGCTATAAACATATAGCGCATCCCTAATAAGTTTTTTCTGTGTTTTTTCAGGCAAAGCCAATTCTGGTATCAAACCAAGTTCTTTAGCGTTATTTTCTAAGAAATTGGGATTGATGTTTTTTCCTGATGTGGTTGTGGCTAAAAAGTCGGTATAAGTCAAAAACTGGTCATATGTAAATGAGAAAGGCTCCAAAAACAAATACAAGTCTGAATCTGTGTTTACCTCATCAAGAGGGCTATTAGTTGCCGAAGTATAAACACGAGGCAATAGTTCCATCACCTTATCGTGAGTAGAAACCAGTTGAAGGTTGTCAAAGGTAAAGGTACCGTGCTTCTTTGGCATCAAAGTGTAGGCATAGCCAGCAGGTACCCAAAGACCATCGCTGCCACGCAACCACATACCGTAAAATACGTATCCACCATCTGGCAATGGAATCTGATTAGCACCAGCCACGTCGTTATTTGCTAATGTGTCTGAATAATTATCTGACCCATCAAGATACTTTGTGCGGTTTAATGCTGTTAGGTACTTTTGCCAAATAATGATGCCGTCTTCGGCGGTTTCAGGAAAACCATCTGTGTTTCTTAATAACCGAACAGCGCTGTAAGTTCCAATAGCGTTTTGCCAAGATACCTGTATTTGCCCGTAATCAATCGCAGTTGCGGTCATTGGTTCAACAGATAGGGTTGACTTAGCAACGTCACCGTAAGTGGCTGCTCCGTATCTAAATGTGCCGTATTTCACTTAGTTCCTAGGCGCTTCCACCATCAATAACAACCGCTTGTAAAGTTCCAGAGGGACTAACCGATACAAGCGTTGAACTGCCGTTTTTAAACTCAATAAGATTTGCTGTTTGACTAGAAATAGCCGAAACAGTGATGTTAGGAGTAGAGACGGAAGTAGTAGAGATTGTAAAGCCACCATTGCCTGTAAGACCATTCGTATATGAATAGTAGGCTGCTTTTTCGATGTTAAACAAACGAGCGCTAACAGTGCCGAATGATGTGGGAGTATTGAAGTTTGGAGTGCCCGAATACGACGTCGCAGTATCTGGCAGTGTGCCTAGGCTGCTCTCAATGGCTTCGATTTCATCGTAAGCACTGTTGATGTCAGCAGCCTGAACGGTGCTGGTAAGGTCTATTTTGCGAGCAAAAGCGACTTGATTTGAGGGGTAACTTGCAGCCATTTAAGACTCCTATCTACATATAAGTTTGCCTGATTACAGGCTTATTTACAGGGCTTATTTGATTTCAGTGACGGTCACGGTCATACCAGGTGTTTCAGGGACGGTTGGAGAGGACTGAGTTGGAGTGGAAAGAATCTGAACAGTCGAGGTAGATGTCCAATAAAACTCTATGTAATCACCAGCAGTTATTTGCTGAAGGTAATTCCATGAAGGTAGTGAGTAGTGCATTTGATTTGATAAATCAACCGTTCCCGTACTTTGTGGGACATCCGCATCATTTTGCCTAATCCAAATATCTACACTAGGACTGCCGTTTGATGCTTGATGAAGTTGAGCCGAAAACTGAATATTAAATAACCCAGAATTAGCAAAAGTTATGCGTGTTGGTTTTCCAGAACCATTATTAGTAATTGAGACATTGTTAGCACCTAAAGTAGTGTTTAGTTCAATAGGTTGTGCTCCAGTTGTGCTTGTTTGTTGTGTGCCAGTTCGGTAATCAATAAAAGAGCCATAGTTTACTGGGGCTACAGTAGGAGAAAATGTTCCTGCCCAAATTGGGTAGAACAAATCTCCACCCTCAAACATAACGAACACACCAGACCCAACCGCAGGCAAGATGCTTGCTACGCCAGTGGGATAGACGCCCCACGCCCAGCCAGTCGGCGTTTCACCAAGAACTTGAGGTATTTGTAGGCGCAAACGACCAGCGTTTAGTGGGTCTGTATTATCCAGAACCACTCCCCTATAAACCCCAAAAAACTTGGGATTGCCATATTCGTCTTTTATCACTTTAGCCCTTTGTTACGGTTACCTTGTAAGTGCTCTTAGTGACTCCATCTTGGGCAACACCAACAATAGTCAATGTCGTTGGGTTTGTTGGCAATGAAGTTGCTGCTGGAGAACCAGAAGTTACTACTGTGCCATTGATGGTAATTGACGATGCGGTTGAGTTGGTTGCTGTCACGTTTACCGTAGATGTTCCAGAAGACACGCTTAGGTTATAGTTATGGAACGTAGAACTAAATGTAGGAGACAACGTTCCCGTGCTGAACGTTAAAGCACTCAAGTTGGGGTTTGTTGACTGGGCAGTAAGGGTCAAGTTAGATTGGGTAACTACAAACACCTCATTTGCCGCACCAACTACTGCGGTTCTAGATGCAGCAAGACCTGTGCGGTATAGATACACGACCTTTAAGTTTAAAACACCTTCTACTGACCGCAAACGATACTCAACATCTTCTGGGTAAATAGTGTCCGCAAACAGCATTTGATTGTAAGAGAACCTAGACAATAAAGCATCTAGGATGTTTGCCCTAACCCGAGCATCTGTATAAGTAGGAAGAATGGTGTAACTAATAGACAGGCTTATTGGAACATAGGTCACAGGTAATACAGTCACAGTTGTGCCGATTTGAATTTTATTAACTAAAAAGTTTTGAACAGATGTAATGAGTGATGTAAGTTCTGTTTGAACAGTCGTATTGGCGTTGTCAAAGCCAGGATAAAGGTCTGTATCGTAGGTGTTTCTTTGAGGAGCAAGGTACACGTTCACAGAGGCAGACAACTGAGCATCAGCGTTTGCCTTACCCACACCGTTTACAGTCAAAGCCAAGTTAGCGTAGTCTTTGAGAGTAACTGCTCGGTTTAGAGTGGTAAGGGCTTTAGGAGCATTTCTGCGGATGCTGTCGTTGCTTTCAGGGTCAGCGCCACCAAGACCTTGAGTAGCGTTTGTAATAGTCAGCAGTTGGTTGATAGCCGCCACTGACGAAGCGCTAGTCGCTGGAATTTTGTATAAGTTAAACACTTGATTAGTAGCAATGTTTCCTAAAGAACCGTCGCCAACAACGTAGTCTGCTTTAATTGGATAAGACTTTGGAGGAATTACACCCGAAATTCCATCGCCAAAAACAATAGTGGCAAAGTCATTTGAGTCAGTAGTCACAGAGAAAACAGGCGAAGTAGGTCCGTAATCAGTAAGGTTTTGGACTTGAGTCCATTGCTGATAGTACGTTCCATCCTGAACGTAAAGGGCTATGCTGCCATCAACTACTTGGTTGTTCTTTAGCATAAACGTTTGGTTTGGAGAACCGTCCGAAGTTCCTAGCAGTTCTCCTGCAACATCATATGCTCCGTTGGCTTCGTTTCCACTTCTTAGCGAAATGTGTTCGCCCTGATTAACTGAAATAAGCGTAGGGTTTGCTACTCCGTTAGACTGTGCTGCCACGCTTACATCGTTTGGAATAGTGTAGATAAGTTGTTTAGTCACATCGTTATAGGTAACGTTAGTCACTGCTTGAGTTCCAGCAGGAATAACGACCGTGTTTGGAACCGATGCTGTTCCTGTTACGCTGGCAGAAGTTGCGACACTGCTTGCTACAGAAAATGTAGTCGAGTTAGCCGATAAAATAGTGGCTCCAGTAACGTTGTATGTACTGCTACTTACTGCAACCGTTACGATTTGACCTGCCGAAAAAGTATTTGCGGCTGTATAAACAATCTTTGTTCCGTCTCCAGCAGCAGCAGTAACTGGTGCTGTTAGGTATTTAGCAGAACTTGAGATTAGAAGGCTGAGGGTGCTGCTGCGATATCCAGACGGAATGTATCCGTAAGAGTTGGCAATATTGATTAGGCTTTGGCGCTGAGTGGCTGTATTGATGTTAAGTTCATTAGCAATACGGTCAATGTAGTAGTTAATGTTGTCGCCAAGATAAGAGAACGCTTCAACAAGGGCAACACCAAAGTCAGCAGGGTCATTTCCTGTCCATTGCGGGATACGAGACTGTATTCTTTTGATAAGTTCTTCCCGAATAGCGTAATAGTCTCTGCTTGTGTAATCTACAGAGATTGGAATGTTATTTGCTGGAGTTGTCATTTATTTACCTCTAACGGTTGCTTGGTTCCATCTACGGCTACTTTAGCCACGAGTCTCTTTATGTCGGTGCTTCCTGGTATTGAATAGGAAACATCTAAGGTCACTACATTTTGACTTGCGTCAAAAGAACTCTTTACGTCCTTAAAAGACAGCGCTGGAAGTTGCACTGAAAAAGCAGCAATAATGTCGCTAGTAGTAGTGGCAGTAAACCCCTCAGATACATCAAACAGGTACTTAGGAATAGACGTTCCAAAAGTAGGTCGAAAAACTCGCTCACCCACCATTGTGCCAATAACGCTAGTTACTCGGTCAGCCCAAATTTTTTGAGGGTCAGTAGTGTTATTCACACTGCCAAAAGAATTGATACTGAAAGGCAGAGCAATTGTATTTTCTATAATGGGCTGTGCCATTAGACTCCTATCAATTCAGAGCCAAGTGATTTCCACCTAGCAGGGGTTTTAAGAAAACCGTGGTTTAACTCAGAATAAACTGGGCTTGGATTGTCTAAAACAACACTCACAGATTGAGTAACGGCAGTTTTTCCAGACAAGGCTTCTTCTACGTTTACTGTGCCCACTACTCCCACCACATCCTTTCGGACATCAGTAGTGTTGTCTTTCCCTAATCCATCCGATAAAACAGTCATCTCGATTTGGTAATCACCGATTAGTGCAAATCTGTGAATAACCTCTTTTACTACCCAGTACCCGTTAGTAGAGTCTCCCGTTCCCTGTATATAAACTGGAGAAAACGGTCTGATTCGTCCGTCTCCTTGACACTTTACTTTGGCTGGGATAGAGAATCTCGCTAAACTAGCCAATCCTTGTGCAGTCAGTTCTGCGGACTGCACATCATTGACAACCTGCTCACTGTGATGTTCTGTAAAAATAACGTCGCTCAAATCAGAGCGCAAAGCAATACCTACATCTTTAGGGTTAGAGGTGGCTACAAAGGCTTTACCCGTGATAGGGTCTACGCCCCCGACCTGCTTGTTTGCTCTAATGGCGGTACCCAACTCAACGTGGTCGCCACTAAATACCTTGAAGTAATCCAAATTACGGTCAAAGTACAGGCTATTAGTCGGCAACTGAGTACCGTATGAAGCAAGGATTGGAACATCCTGCATTGACTGGTCAATTAGTTTGTCTAATGGTCTAAAGTGCAAATCCAAGCCTTTTAGAGTAATTCCATAGCCAATCTTTTTTGCGTTAGTTACCAACCACTCCCAATAAGACTGGTTGTAAATAAACAAGTCATCAAAGCGCCTTTGATGGTTTTCTCCAACAAACCTAAGACCGTTTTCTTTAGCAATTATGGCGGCTACTTCTGGAATTGTCTTGAAAGAAAAGGCTCTAGAAACCTGCTCTTTTAGGGGAAAAGAAGAGCCTATACATTGAATCTCCATTTCCTGCTTGCGTTGCGCTACGTTTTCCTTAGTAATGAGGTTTACATAACCGTACCACTCGTTGTCAGACTTGCCGTTAGACCATGTAAATTTGACTGGCTCACCAGTTTTTAGAACCGTAACCCAATACTCGCTCACCATCAAAAACTTTAGAGTAAGAACGTCATGGTGATATTGCTTTTGAACAAGATTGATGTGAGAAGGTTGTTTTACCAAAGAGGGTAGGTTCGGAAAAGACACGGAATAACGTGTCCCTCTTCTATACTGCGCAACCCCTGAATCAACCACGAGGAATCCTTATTTTAGTTCCAACTCCAATGTTAAATGGGTCTAGGATTTCAGGGTTGATGTCCATAATGTCAGACCATCTGGCTGGATTGTCCAAAAACTTATTTGCGAGTGCGTCAATGCGGTCGCCTTCAGCCCAAATATAGTAAATAAAATTTACAGTCTTTTTAGGAAACTTTCTAAACACGGCAATTGTTGAAGTTTTGCTTCTAGAATCAATTGCTTTTGTAATAGTTCCTGTGGCATATCTGCTGTTTGTAAAAATCACTTACTTGTCTCCTAAAACCTAAATTTGACTAGCAAAATCTGGAATACGGTTGAGTTGAAGTCGCATTGTTGTAAAAGTCGGAACCATACGACTGTTAAAAATGATGTGTCTAATTGACATACCGTTAATGATTCCTAGATACCGCAAACTTTGACCCAAATGAAGTTCTACTGGCATTGCACCTAAGTATCCAATATCTGCCGTTTGAGTAGAGGTTCCGTCAAATGTTGCAAATGTTCGCAGATAAGTTGTTGCTTGATAGCCCAACAAGGCACGAAGCAAAAACTCTACATCGTACATAGTTCCAAAATGGTAAATTCTAACTAGGTCATTTTCATTGGGTTGGTTTGACGATTTGTCGTAGATATCATCTACACTCAAACCTAGCGATAGCCCATAATTAGGGTCAAGGTACTTCATATCAAACATTCGGTTGATAATCAGGTCAAAACTAATAGTGCTTTGAGTAACGCCAATGCCACCAATAAGACCAAATTGCTCTGAACCAGAGACTTCATAACCAACATCCACATCTGGTGTTCCTTGGTAGACCATATCTAGGCTCGCTGGGTTATACATAAATTGAAAACCGTATTTTTGCTGGTCAAGCGCAACGTCTCCAACCGTGTCCCCTTTAGAGTCTGTAGGAACCAATGCCGCAGTTGGCGTCAAAGTTTTATTGCTACCTTTTTGTTTATTAAATAAGTCTGCTCTAGGAACAATCATCCCTTTGTGGCTGACGGTGCTTGGTACTTGAGTCGATGTCGTAATGTCAAATGCTTGAGACCATAGGTTCATGGCATCGCTAACCAATTTAGGCGAATTTGCTTGTCCAGACATAGCCGCATACTTTGTTTTATTCAGTTCGTATGAAAAATTTTCTTGAGAACTAAAATAGGCTTCTTTTGGATACGAAGCGTTGTATTTGAGTCCTGATTGAGAGAGGATAAGTATGCCTTTTTCAATTTGGTCAAACGCTAAGGCAGAATACGGGTTTGGAGTAGTTCCTGTGCTGCTTTGAACTAAATCACTCAAAGATTGTGTCCAAACTTTTATCCTAGAGTTGCTGTCATCAACCAACGTCTGGTCAGCAACTAAATTTGCTTTTATTGTAACGACTGCTGCGTTTATGTCAGTACAAGCAACGTCTCTTACTTTTTGACCTGCGTGAGGACCACTAGGGTATAAGGTATCTCCTTCTTTCCATTGAGCACCGCCTGGAAAGTTATAGGCATAAACTTGGTCAAAAGCAACTACAGTAGAGACGTAAGGGTTGTACTGAACAGGCAATGTTAGTAAGTATGGGTTGATTCCTTGGCTGGCGGCAGACGCATCAGTCCCCGTGTATGCGGCGTACCCATTGACATATTTTACATAGGCGTTGTATTGATTAGCCCTAGTAGACACCGCTTTAGCAAGGACAACTTGTTGCTCATAATAAATAGCAGTTTGTAGCCATTCTTTTTGAGCGGCATATTTGTCTAATTTTGTGGCAGTCGTACTATCAATGATTTGTTGGTCTCTAGAAGTAATTGATTTATAGTCGGCTTCAGTTATTTGATAACCCATTACATACTCCCTGCGTTAGAAACTAAGGTGTCTTCTTCAAGATACTGCTTTATCAAGTTAGCCAAACGTCTTGCTTCTTGCTCAGTGGCTTGTGCTACAGTTACGTTTACCACTACATTTGCCCTTGTTGATTTCTCAGCAATCATCTTGTTTTGACGATATTCACGTGCTTGGTTAGCATCAAGAATCGCCTCACCAGCGTGAACGTTTACAGGCTGGTCGTGAGAAACATAATTCATACCCGAACTTGCACTGGCTTTACCTGTCAAATACTTTTTGTAAGAACCATCTACATAGGCAGGTTCCCAAGACCAGTCAGTGCCTTTTTTAGATAGGTCGTAAGCAATACGGGCGTTCATTACTGGGTCAAGAGCATCTTTGGCATTTGCTAGATGATAAGCCCTCTTTAAGTTTTCTCCGCTTTTGCTTCCCATATCGATTTGGAAAAGACCGTAGGTATCTCTGCCACCCATACGTTTATGCAGGTCTGATTTACCACGTGACGCTGCTTGGACAACAGCCTCAGCAGTACGCAGCGCATCTCCTCTAAAACCAGCGGTAAGCAGGGCTTGTCGTGAGTTGCTAGTCCAGCCAGACGACGACTTACCAGACGAGTCTCCAGCAGTAAGGCTTAGGTAATTAGACGAGTTTCCACCACCAGCGATGTCAGCAAAACCAAGACTCTGCCTAAATGACACTGGAATTACAGACTTATTAGCAGCAGAAGAAGGACCTGTTTGTGAGGCGCTGTTGCTCGTGCTTGAGTTAGTAGTGTCTGAGGCAGGTGTGGCAGAACCAGATGGCTTCCATTTTGTTGGGAAACCTCCTGCTAAATGAGGCGTAGGGTCAACAGCAGCAGCCGTTGGTTGAGCATTAACTGCTTCACACAAAGCAAGGTGAACGTGTGCCCCAGAAACATTTCCAGTTTTACCAGATGAACCGATTACGGTTACACCCTGAGAAACCATCTGCCCAACTTTTCCACTAAAATTGCTTAGGTGGCAATACACAGTCGAAAGTTTTGGACCGTGTTGAACAACTACGTATTTACCTAACTCAGAGTTTTGTTCTTGGTAAGCAATCTTTCCATCAGCAGATGCGTAAACTGGCGTTCCTTCTTGACACCACCAGTCAAGACCACCGTGAGCACCAGACCAAAGAGAAGGGTCTTTAGCGCCCCAGCCAGCGCCCAGTTGTTGAAACTTTTTTACTGGAGGAACTAGGTTGATAGTGCTAGTCGTCATTGACAGTTTGGTTGGCGCAGAGTTACCGCCACCTTTACCGTCAAACATTCCGCCAATAGCACCGCCAGCCATACCGCCAAGCCAACCACCTAGCGCACCGCCTACAAAAGTACCGACAGGTCCAATAAGGCTTCCTAGCGCACCGCCAGCAATTGCTCCAGCAGTGCTTCCTACACCTGAACCAATAGACGCTCCTTGATGAGAGGTTCCTATTCCTTGCAGGGCTTCCATTCCCCCACCAATAACCGCTCCAGTGATACCTAGTTTGCCAATTCCAGATTTAGCAAACCCTCGTAAAGCACCCTTAAATCCTCCGCCAGTGGCATAGGACCCAGCCTTACCGAATATGCCTCCAAAACCACCACCGCCAAAGAAACCCTTGCCGCTACCGCCGCCGCCAAAGAATCCTCCGCCAGCGCCACCCTTGCCCATCATCATTCTCATCATCAAAAGATTTTGACCAGTGTCAAGAAGTTTGCTGCCCATTTGAGTAAAGCCACTACCAGCGTTGCTGCCTTGCAAAGTGTCAAAGTAAGACTTTAGCCCACCAACAGTAGGAGTCAGTTGGTTGATGGCAGAGTTAAGTGCCTCAATAGAACTGGCTGCGGTGTTCATACCGTCAATGTACGATTTCTCAGCAACCTGCATAGAGTTTGTGTTGGAAGCATTAATTCGTTGTAGAGCGTCTTGTGGGTTAGCGTTATTGATGCCAGCCTTTTTCATCAACGATGACATAGCAGCGTTGTTAGACAAATCCATGTTGTTGCCCTTGGCTTTTTCAACCAAGTATTGCTTGACCAATTGTTGCTGGTCATCGGTCAGTCCCATAGCCTTTAGGTCAACACCAAGGTAGCCTCTACGGAAAGAGTCATTGACTCCTTCCACGGTCATCTTACGACCATTACTAAGACGGTTACCAACGTCCTGCAAAATAGAGCCAATAGAACGTTCTTTGCCCGTACGTGGGTCGGAGGTAAAAATACCTAATGTTTGCATTAGATTTTTAGAACCAGCGCCTGTTGTAAATCCAGAGATGGCTTGGGCTGCCGCCATATTGTCCATGTTTAAATACTTGGCGGCATTTCCAACGGCAGCCAAGGTCTGGTTATACGTGCTGCCCTGCATAGTATTGACGTTCATACCCTGCATAGCAAGGTACTGCGATACAGCAGCAGGTGAGCCAGGCGACGTAATGCCGCCGCCCATTGCTTTAAACGTAGCGCTTTCTAGCGCACTGCGAGGACCATTAAATCCGCCCATAACCGCAGCGTTGTAATAACTGGTGGCTTGTTGGATTACAGGGGCGGTGCTCTGCATCATACCGCCGACGCCGCCAATAATAGCCTGACCAGCCTGTATGCCGCCCATAGCCAAACCAGTGCGGTAGTTAGCCTTGTCTTGGGCTTGTTGCAGGGCGTTTATCTTGTCAAGCCAAGGCATCATCGAACCGTAAATACGGTCGTGAATAGCCTCGTTACCAAAACGAGCGTCGTTGCTACCTAGTTCAAGTCGATTACCTGATTTAGTTCCAGAAGGCTTTACTACTTTGTCTAAAGCACCTGCGGCTTTTCCAGATGAAGAAGCGATTCGGTCTACTGATTTTTCGGCTTGACCAAGCAAAGAGACGATTTTTTGAACGTCAACGGAATAAGACTTTAGGCTGTCTGCCAGTCCTTTTTTGCCCATAGCCATAGTTATTTCCTTACAACCTTGCCGTTTTCTCTGGCTATTTCTAGCCAGTTAGTTCGTTCTCTTGGAGTCATTTCTTTGATGTCTGAAAGACTCCAATTAGAGAACGTCCTACTAATCAGTGACCATTCGCCAACTAAACGTTGATAGTCCGCAGTACTAAAAGCGAAACAACGCTCCTAGATTTAGCGGAACCACAACCTCTCCGCCGCAATCTGGACAGGTCAACTCCACATCTTTAAACTGTGGACCTGGGCTGCGCTTGGTTAATTCAGCCCCGATAGCACGACGGTCTAAAATACCCAAGTTTAGGATTTGGTTTGGGCTAATGACAGGGCTATCGTCGATTTGTAGAACCGTTTGTTTCAACAAGATGGTTGTCAGTTCTGCTACGGTTTTGTTTTCGTCTTCTGAAATAAGACGGGCAGTTATTCCTGTAGGTAGAGTGACGGTGTATTTGTGCTTACCTTGGACAACGAATGTGCGGTCATTGATTGGGTCTACCAATGCTTTGACCGACACTTCCGCATCCAAATCAAGAGTGACATCTTTGTAATCTTCGCAACCAGCACACCAAGCACCGACTTCTGGATGTTTACCAAAAGTGGCTCGGTAGATGCCCAACAACAAAGAGTCTCGGTCTCCTATTAGTAGGTGGTCAAGAACCTCATCAGTTACTGACTGATTGCCGACCCTTACTACTGCTCGACTAAGAACAGTATTGAGGATTCGTGCTGGGTTAGAGATTTTAGAGATAGCCTCTTCATCTCTACCCGTTAGTTCACGGACTTCTGCGGTCTTGATGACCTCCCCAGTGGGTGTTACATACCCACCAGGAAGGGTCACCAAGGTATCCGAAGGAGAAGTGATTACTGCTGGTTCAATGGCTGGTGCGGTGTCTTCTAATACTTTGCCAATTAAGTCATTGGCAAGAGTTGCGTTTGTTGCAGCATTTAGCGAGTTATTTTCCATTTTGTTTTCCTATGGGTTGTTGTTAGATGGTTTTGGCGTTAGTGAAGTGACCGTTGGTGCTTAGGTCGCCCCAAGTCATGTCAAATCCTTCGTGAACTAGAGTGATTTGCTCAACCAAGATAGCGTTGTCAGCGGCGTTTAGGTCCGAATAAGCAACGCTTGCAGGCCAGGCATTGTAGAAGTTAAAACGCATAACTACTTCATCTGTGGTTGTAGTTCCACCAGTTTGGTTAGTGAAGAACTCTTCTTTAGCAGTTCCACCAGCACCAGCAACTGGGTGGTTTAGAACAGCCACCTCAACATCACAACGGAAGTTCTGGTTAGCAGTAGCAATCGAGCCGCCGCTTACCGTGGCAAACAAGTGCTTCATCCAATCCCAGTTCTGTGAGGTACCAATAATGGCACCACGCTGAAGAGTTAGCGGAGCAAAGGTTGTTTGACCAGGAATCTGGTGAACAGTTGTGTTGTAGCCACCTTCACGGTAAGGAATAGCGTCAGTGGTAACCGACAAACCTGACACAGAAGTAAAGCCAAAGGTCAGAGGCTTGGCAAAGGAACTCATTCCAGTGACACCCTGCAAAGGCTTAATTGTTACTAGAAATCTAAAATTTCTAATAGGGTCGGTCTTTAGCGAAGACCTGTTGTTGATAACTGTAGCCATTGGTTTCTCCTTAGATTAGGCTGCTGCTTTTTGGGTTAGGTTGATGACCACAAATTCGGCTGGGTACTCAAGAGCAACACCGACCTCTACGTGGAGTTCGCCATTAGCAATGCTGTTGGCGGTGTTATTGCTGGCATCGCACTTTACATAGAAAGCCTGTGCAAAACTAGCGCCTCGCAAACCGCCTGCGTTCTTGTACAACTGCAAGAAGTAAGTCAAGGTTGCGTGAACCTTTGCCCATAAATGAGTGTCATTGTTTTCAAAAAGAGCAAACTGAGTAAGGTTTTCAAAATTTTGCTCTAAGTAGTCCAACGAACGACGCATATTTACATAGCGGTTTGGCGAACCGTCTTGAAGCAAGGTACGAGCACCCATTACCACAAAGCCAGCGCCAGGAAGGTTACGGATAGCGTTCACAGGCAAATCAGCACTGTTTAGCGCATCCAACTCGGCAGGAGATGGGCTGCGCTCTAGTGCAACAACCCCCTCAAGGCTGTTCTGGATACCAGCAGGAGCCTTGAATGGACCATCAGACTTGTCAGTAGCAATGAAACTACCTGCAACAGCACCTGCTGGACCAATCAATCGAATAGAGCGAGTGCTACGACCAATTGGGTCTTGGATGTAAACGTTCGGGTAATAAACTGCACCATAGGCTGAAGCAGTCAAACCAGATACATAGGTAATCGCATCTGCTGGAGCAAGTCCACTAGCCGTGTCAAGAACAGCAAAGCCATTATTTACTCCTGCCCAAGCAGTCAACGCTGACTGAACCGTAGCACCATTAGTTGCGCCAAGAATCTTTACGATTTCTGGGCTAAAGATAACTAGCGGACGAGCCACAGAGTCAAATGGGCTAGTGCCATCAGTAGCAAGTTGGGCTGTATAGTCAGAAGCAACAGGAGCCGTGCCATCGCTTCCGCTTACCAATGGGTAAATAGCGGCTAGGGGAGCGTGGGTATTGTCTGCAACAGTAATGCTTACAAAAGCGCTCTCAAGAGAAACTACGTTAGCCACGTAGTCACTGCTAGAAGGTTGGTCAAAACGAACGTTGCGGAAAGTTTCCAACAAAGTATCGTTAGTAACGTTTGATGCGGTGCCTGCTACGCCTTCTAGATATATGAACAAATCGTAGTAGTTAGCGGTTTTAGCGGCTTTTAACTGTACACGAAGGTTATTACCATCAGCGCCCTTTGCTTTTGCAGTAACAGTCGCCACAGTTCCTGAACCAACAGCACGTGTGACAGATACAGAAGCAGTAGCAGCGTCCGAGTGAAGCACACGCTTGACGTAAAGTTCAGAACCACCATTTAGGAAGAACTGACCTACACCAAAAGTGGCTGGATAGTTTGCGTCATAACCACCGAAAAGTCTGACAAAGTCAAACCACGAGGTTACTTTAGTTAGAGTGTCTGGACCTTTAGCAAATACAGCCAAAACAGCACCAGCCGCATTAGCGGTAGGGGCTTCAGCAATAGGCGCAGCCACTGTAGATAGAGATTCATTTAGATAAATCCCTGGGCGACCATATGACATGGTTTCTCCTTTGATTGGGGTTAGTTAGGGAAGAGGGTCCGTATTATTCGGGAATTGTGTGCATACCAATTCCGATAAACGTAGGGTCGCCTGGACGTCCCCCAGCATCGGGTTGAGATGGCTTGTCGAGTTTTACTTGTTGAACTTTTTTTACTAGGTAGAACGCATCCTGTGCGATTTCCGTAGAAACTCGAACAGTCACTGCATTTACAAACAAGCGCTTTGCCTGCTCGGTTACGTCTCTTTTGGAGACGTCTAAGACGTCCAGACGACGGACTGTGCCATCGTCAAGTTCTAGGACGCCAAATCTAAAAGGTAGTTTGCTGTAAAGCAGTTGGGCAATAATTTCACGGTCATGTCTTGGCTGACGTGAGTAAGTGGTGATTTGATAGTCAATCATTGCTGGAATAGGCAGGTGTGTCATTGCTGTTTCAACACTGTGGTCATAGCCAACAGGCAAACTATCAAAATAGTAGGGAGGCAGCGGAACAATACCCCTCATTTCACGCTCGCCATCTTTTTGAACGTCAATCATGTCGATGGTGATGTAAGGGTAGTTTTGAGGGCGAAGTTCTTGGTCTGGCTGACCAAAGAATACGCCTACCTGACGAGGAGCAGAATCATTGGTGGCTCGCTGGTCGTTTACCACGATGCCTTGAATCTTATTGCGCAAGGCGTTGTCTTCAGACAAAAGAAAAGTCATAGCCAACCCTCCAACTGTCGTTCTAGGCTGGCAATAAAGGCTTTTTGACCCATTCGTTGGTCGTTTCCGTGCTTACGGATTACTGCCGTTGGACGGGTGTTTTCATCGCCATATTCGTGAATGTGAGCCTGAGTGTGTTTGTCCTCATCAACAGAAACCTTGAATTCGCCGCCCTCGTAATCAACGTGCAAGCCAGCGGCTACGCTAGGGTGCCACCCGTGCTGAATAGCGCTCGTCTTTAACTCGTGCTCCATATAAAGAGCAGAGTGATTGGCGGCGGTATGTATAGCGTTGTAAATGTGCTTCACTGCTTTTTGCCTATTGACTTGGGGATTTGATGTTGCTGATTTACATAACCTGCCGCTATTTGGGCTACCATTGCCTCTTGGCGGTTATTAGGACGATACCCAGTGGCTCCTCGAACGAACTCTTTACGTTCGTCAAATAGGTAGTAGTCGTTGACCCTATCCCACCAAGGCTTGAAATCCCTAGCAAACATCGCAAAACCCCAATCAGAGGCGGCAGTATAACTAACAAGTTAGAAGGTTCCGCACGGATACCTACAACTAAAGGATAAAGAAATGCCCCGCTAAAAGCAGGGCAAATCAAAGTTATTTTTGTATCCGACAGAACGTCCGACAGCGTTTCAAATATAACGATTTCGTTACTTTTTGTCCTTGATACGCTTTGCCAAAGCATTGTCCTTTTTAGTGTCTTCCTTTTTGGACATTGACTTGTCTTTGTCCATCTTGGCGTCTTTCTTTTTGAACTCAGACTTTTGAGCAGGGGTCATACCCTTCATCGTCTTTTCGTCTTGCTTTTTGTCAGCCTTTGAGCCGATGTAGCCCTTTGACTTCTTACATTCGGCACATTTGCCGCAGGTGCACTTTTTAGCCATTATTTCTTGCCTTTCTTGGCATCTAGTCGCTTTGACATTGCGGCTGCTTTCTTTTTAGCATCCGCCTTGCTACTGGCTCCCCACGCTTGGAGAGATAGTAGAAGTCTTGTTGGGTCTCCATTAGGCTTGCGCTCTGGGCCAGGAGAACCGCCCATACGAGCCAAGAATGAGGCTCTACGAGGGTTGTCTCCAGACTTTACTGGAGCCTTAAGGTCTGAGCCAGGGTGCGACTTCTCGTAGGACCTACGCCCCTTTTCGTTCAGTCCGCCTTTAGCGTTCTGACCAGCCTTCTTTTGCCATGCTTCACTAGGCATTATTTCTTCTTCTTTCTAGAAGCAGCCATGTTATCTACGAGATTAGGGTATGGGCGACCAGCAGCCTTAGCACGAGCCTTTGCTGATGATTTTTGAGACTTAGACAACGCTTTGTCTTTTTTAGTAGGGTCTGGCGTATCCCAGACTTTCTTTTCTTTAGCCACGGGGCTGCTCTTTACCGCACTTGCAGTTTTCGCACTTGCAATCCGTCATTTCTTTTTACCTGCTCTCCGCTTGTTTTCTTTAGCCACGTTCTTACTGTGGCTCATTGCTTGTAGGTTAGACCCACGGTCATCACCTGAACGACCTTTGTTGTTTTTGTGGTCGACATCTGTATCTTTGCTCAATTTCCCGTGTTTGTCTTCATAATCGGCACGGGCTTTGTTTTTGCTAGTGGTGTGCCATTTGCCATCTTTGCCTTTAGTTTTATAGACATAGATGGGTCTGCCACCATTGGCATCTGAACCCTTGTATGGTCCAAACCTCTTGGTCTCAGCCACTACTTGCCCCTGATTTTTGTAATCTTTTTAGGACCCTTGCCAGTAGTGCCGAACTTAGCCGAGGTGTTACGAGCCGCCACATCGTGCTCGTTTTTAGGTAGAGCGCCTTGGTGATAAGACTTGACAGCCTTTTCTGTTCTACCGTTGTGGTCTTTAGGGTTTTTTTCGTTAGCCTTTTTTTGAGGCTTTGGTGCTGGTACGTGTGCTTTTTTTGCCATTTTTCTTCACCTTTTCTGGTAGTTCTTTGCCTTTAGGAGTGTGCTCTTCCCATTTCTTAGCCATCTGTGGGTCATTGGCATACATCCACTTACGTTGTGCTTTTGATAGAAAAGGCATTATGCGTTTCCTAACGTAGTTACTGTTCCTGATGAGCCTCGGTACTTGAGAGCACCAGCCTCAA